TCATTCCAGACGAAGAGGCTAACACGCTTCCAGGTGTCACCCTTAGTTTCAAAGGTAAATTTACTCCACTCGGTGCAGAAACCGACTTTGGCAGTTTTACTTTTGAAAGTGATGGTTATACCGATGCAAGGTTTACTGCACGACAAGTACAAATGACAGTCACAGGCAGTACCACACAAGACTTTCAAGTAGGAAAAATTAGATTAAACATTAGACCAAGGGGTAAAAGATAATGGATCTATCCTCACAAAGACAGTACATACAAAGAGCTGAATCAGCACATGAGTTACTAACTACTACAGATTTAACAACATTATATACTTCTCCAAGCGGAGATGATTTTAGTTTTTCAATTGTTGAATCTATATTAGTTTGTGACCACAGTAATCAAAATACAGATTTAACAGTTACTGTAACGCATGATGCTACTACTTATACTTTATTCAAAGAATTTACTATTAATGCTTACAATACTGAAGAATTATTAAGTAGAAGTTTAATAATACACCAAGGCGATGTAATACAAATACAAGCTAATCGTGCTGGTAATTTAACTGTTTATGCAAGTATTGTAGAATATGGAAAAGGCGATTAATAAAGTCACGCCAATTAAAAAAGAACCCGAAGAGTGGGAAGTACATTGGCAACGCTGTAAGCCATATATAGCAAAAGCTATCAAACATCAAGATTCCTATACAATAGACGATATAGAGGATAAAATAAGACATGGAATATTCCATTTATGGCCAGCTAAGAAGTCGGCTATGATAACTGAATTTGTAGTATTCCCCCAAAATACAGCAATGAACTTGCTGTTTTGTGGTGGTGATTACAAGGAGTTAGAGGATATGTTGCCATCCTTAGAGGCATTTGCAAAAGCTGCTGGTTGTAAAAGATTATATGGCGGTGGCAGAAAAGGATGGTTGAAAAAACTAAACCACTTAGGTTTTAAATCAGAAAATTTAATTAGTAAAGAATTATGAGTAAAGGCAAATCAACAACAACAAATTCAATCCCTGAATATGTGCAACGACAGCAACAGGAAGTTTTCCAAGCTGCTAGAGGTTTAGCTGGTACACCATTCGTTCCATACACAGGCCCTAGAGTTGCTGGATTTAATCCAGATCAACTAAGACAATTTCAAGCCACCCGGGGTTTATTTGAAAGTGGTATGCAGTATGATCCTTTATCTGGATTGCAAGAACTAGCACAAGCCCCCACTCCAACAATTCAACCAGTAACAGGATTTCAAGCACCAACCATACAAGGTTTACAAGGCCCTCAAGCTGCACAGATTGGCGGTGTTTCAGCTCCACAGTTTAGAGGTCTTTTAGATGTTGATATGGGTGCATATCAATCACCTTACACACAACAAGTTATAGAACAATCTATGGCTGATATCCAAAGACAAGCTGATATTTCTAGGGGTCAAGCACAATCCCGGGCAATTGGTGCGGGTGCGTTTGGTGGTTCAAGATCTGCTTTATTAGAGAGCGAATCACAAAGACCATTTATAGAACAAATGGCTAGAACTGCTGCTGGATTAAGAGAATCTGGTTTCCAACAAGCACAACAAGCAGCATTATCCGACCTAGCAAGACAACAACAGCTTGGTGTTCTTGGAACAGAGTTACAGCAACAAAGAGCTTTAGAACAAGCAAAGTTAGGTCAACAAGCTGGATTAACAGGATTTGAAGCACAACAACAAAGAGCTATGCAACAAGCAGAATTGGCTCAACAAGCAGGACTTGCTGGTCAAGACATACAAGCAAGAATGGCTATGATGCAACCAGAATTAGAATTAAAAGCAAGGCAGCAAAGAGCGGGATTGCTTGGTGGCATCAGCGCAGAGCAACAAGCAAGACTTGGACAGCTTGGTCAAATTGGCGCACAACAACAAATGCTACAACAACAAGCTCTTGGAGTGCCTTATCAAGAGTTCCAAAGAGCTTTGGCTTATGGTCCGCAACAGCTTGGTTTATTACAAAGTGGTTTACCAGGTCAAGCTCCAATATCTACTACAAAAAAACAAAGCACAGGATTAGGCGATGTTTTAGGAACTGGATTACAACTTTATGGTTTACTTGGAAATCCTTTTGCTGGACTAGGTACAGGAACAGGAAGCCAAGGATTAGATTATCTTTTTAGTTAAAATATTATGTCAAGAGGAACTTTACCCCAAACAACTACACCGCAAACTAATGATCAAAACGAAAGATTGCGTTTGATGCTTTTTGCACTTGGTGGTGCTTTGCGTGGCGATCCACAGTTTGCACAACAAACACTTGCATTAAAAGAAAAGGGCATTGAAAGGCAACAAAACGCAGAATTGCAACAAGCACTAGCAGAAGGAAATACTGATAAGGCATTATCTTTAGCTGCAAGAATGGGTAAAACTTCTGTTATTCAATATTTACAAGGTGAAAGAGCAAGAACAAGACCTCAATTAATTAGCGATGGCAAATTTACTGTTACTTATAATGAGCAAGGAATGCCTGTAGTAACACCAAATGAAGAGGTTATAGAAGCTGAGTTAGATATTGCTAAAAGACAAGCAGAGCTTGAAAAAGAAACACGAACACTTCCACCTGTTTTAATTAAATCAGAAGATGAAGATTTTGATGCATTGCAATCACTTGAAAAGGTAGAAACTGACATTGACTTCTTTATTAATTCTTTAGATAAAAATGAAATGGAAGTTGGTTACGGAGAAGATTTACAAGCCAAAATAGGTAATTTAGGTGTTTTACAGCGATTTATGGATGAGGAATCTAAGCTCAAACTAGCCAATTACAATGCTTTTGAAAGATGGAAACAAAGATATGTAAATGAATCTTTAAGATTGAATAAAGGCCCTCAAACAGAAGGCGATGCTCAAAGAGCAATGTTAGAGTTAGAGGCTGCAAAAACTAAAGAAGATGTTAAAAGACTTTTAGAAGATTTGAAAAAAACTAACACAAAATCTATTGGATATACCAAAGAAGATATTAATAGAAGAAGAAGCACAGCAGGAGTTAAACCTTTTGACTTTAACAACATAAGTTGGAAAATAATTGAACAATGATTATTGAAATTGATGGTATAGGCAGAATTCAAGTAGATGATGCGTTTGCTGATTTAACAACAGATCAACAAAATGCTTACATTAAACAAATTGCTTCTGAATATAATCAACAACAACAACAAATTGAACCTGTAAAAAAACAAATATTAGAAAAAGCAGAAGATGAATTAGATATTCTTGACAATGTTAAGGGAGTAGCTAGAAGTTTTGCACAAGGGTTAACCTTTGGCTTTGCAGACGAATTAGAGGCTGGGACATTGGGAAAAATATTAGATTATGACGCTGAAGATATAAGAGAATCATTAGCAGAATTTAGAAAAGAAGCACCAATTGCGTCATTTGTTCCTGAAATGGCGGGAGCTTTAGTACCCTCTTTAGCCGCTGGTTTGTTTACCGGGGGAGCAGGAACAGCAGCAGGTATTGGATCTACAGCAGCTAGAATTACACCAAGCCTTACTAAAACTGCGTTACGAGGAGCTGGAACTGGCGCAGCATATGGTGGAGCATATGGGGTTGGTACTGCTGAAGGTGATTTAGGGCAAAGACTTGTAGGTGGTGCAACAGGCGCAACTTTTGGCGGTGTATTAGGATCAGCAACACCTTTGGCAATACAAGGAATTGGTTTTGGAATGCGAAAATTATCTGATGCTCTTTCTATGGGTGGCACTAAACGATCTGTGCAATACTCTGATGAAAAACTTTTACAAGCATTACAAAGAGATGGATTATCCCCACAAGAAGCATCAAAAAAATTAGCTGATGCAAGAGCATTAGGCGCAGAAGATGTTTTGATTGCAGATTTGGGAGAAAACTTACAAGGTTTAGGTTTTGCATCACAAGCAATACCAAATGAATCAAGAAAAAAGGTTGCAGAAAAATTAGCAGCAAGAAATATAGGTCAAGCAGATATTATTGCCGACGATTTAGCTACTAGATCAAAACTATCTGGGCCATTTAGCGTTGAATATATCGATGATTTGGTCGTTGCCCAAGAAAAAGCAGCAAGACCTGCTTATAAAGAAGCCTATAAAAAATCTTTACCAGCAATTTCTTTTAAAGATTTTTTTACAGGGCCAAGAAAAGATTTATTTGTAGGAGCATCAAAAGAAGGGAAAAAGATTGCACAAGCTCAAGGGCAAGAAGTTGCTGATTTAGGTAAAGTATTAAAAGATGAAGCATCGACCTCTGATTTCTTAAAAGGCAAAATACCAACTCAATATTTACACTCTATAAAAAGAGGTTTGGATTCTATTATTGATAAAAACACAGACAAAGTTACAGGAAAAGTTACGCCATATGGAAGAGCTGTTATTCAAACTAAAAATGAATTTAATAAAAAAATTGGTAATTTAAATCCTGCTTATGCACAAGCAAATAAGACTTTTTCAGACTCAGCAAGATTACAACAAGCCTATCATGCTGGTTTTGGTTTTAAAAATAAAAGCGTTGCTGATTTAAATAAGTTTTTTAAAAATTTTAATAATGGAGAAAAAGAAGCATTTAGAGTTGGCATGATAGCAAATATAAAAGATAGAGCTGAAACACTTACATCAACAAGAAATTTTATACCAGAAATATTTGGATCTAAGAAAAAACAAAAACAATTAAGATTAGCTTTTCCGGGTGGAGAAGATGGATCAATAGCTTATAAACAATTTAATAAAATAATAGAGTTAGAAAAAACAAAAGTAGAAACAAAAAACAGAGTTTTGGGTGGATCACAAACTGCAAGAAATTTAAGAGAATTAGAAGAGTCTGGAGCTGATGTTTCACAAGCAGTAGATTTGATGTCACGACTATCTCGTGGTGATGTATTGGGTGCAACAGGTCAAATTATTAAAGGTGTAGGAGCAAGAGTAGGTGGCATGAATCCTGAAAGAGCCAATGAAATTGCAAAAAGATTGTTTACTGCAAGTCCAAGCGAACAACAAGCCTATTTACAAAGATTGCAGGGCGTTGAAAAACAATTAATTGAAGATGCTCTTAAAAGAATTAAACAACAACAAGTAACAAGTGCATTTGTTGGTGGACAGGCTGGGTCTTTGATTACACAATAACCCATGCCCCAAGCAACAGAACGAGTTGGTCGTTTTGGTGAATATCTCACAGCAGCAATCCTCTCCCAAGTTTGCGATACAGTCAGCATTGTTCCACACAACGCATCCGCAGATATCATCTTTGAACACAATTTAAAGCTGTATAAGTGCCAAGTCAAAACCCAATCCAAGATAGAAGAACGCAGAGAAAATTGGCGTTTTGATATGCGGAAAGGTCAAAGAGTTGCACACAGAAAATATAAAGATAATGAAATAGATGTGTTTGCTTTTGTTTCTGTAACCCACAGAAATGTGGTGTTTTCTAAACCTATAGATAAAGGCCAACTAACCATTGTTGATGAACACATGAAGAACAATGATGCTGTCAAGAACATTCAAGACATACTGAAAGATTTGCAATAAAAAACAAAACCCCTTAAACTACACTAATACACTATAGGGAGATAGTATGACACTTAATGAATTATTTGATTTATACACAAAAGATTTAAACAGGCGTGGTGCTAAGACTGTTAAACGCATTAAACAGTTTTATGACAACGACATCCGATTAGCTCTTGGCGATAGAGAGATAAACAGCATCATCAGAGGTGACATAGCACAGCTACACTTCGATGTGTCTGATAGATCTCCTTATACCTCCAATAAATGTCTCTCTATCCTCAAGGCTATGTTTAACTTGGCTATTACCTTTAGCTACCTAGAAAACAACCCGGCATTAAACATTGGTAAGAATCGTGAGATTAAACGCAAACGCTACTTAACCAACGAGGAGCTGATCGCTATTACCGAGCAGCTTGATCGTTTGAGCAATAAAGCAAGATACAAGCAAGGTTGCAACTTTCTATGGATGCTTATTTATACTGGGGCGCGTGTGGGTGAGATTAGAAACGCTAAGTGGTCTGATATCAAAGGCAACGCGTTGGTGATTAAAGATCATAAAACCGATCATTCAGGCGAGGATCGTATTATCTTTATTACTTCCGGGGTGCAAAAGATATTAGATAAGTGTGAGCGCGTGGGGGAGAGAATTTTTGACATAGATTCGCCCAGATATGTATGGGATGTCATACGCAAAGAAGTTGGGTGCGAGGATGCTAGACTACATGACATCAGACATTCGTATGCCTCATGGTCATTAGAGAAAGTTAATTTATCAGAGGTTGGTAATCTATTGGGCCACTCAGATGTAGCGACCACTCAAAGATATGCACATATCCATAAAGAGAAAGCGATAGGCAATGCTAATGTTGTGAGCCAACACATTCATAGCATCGTAGCTAATAGATAATTATAAGTTATTAATATCTATACAAACATCATCCTTATTAGCGGTGTGAATACCTAGTTTTAATAGGTATTCAGCAACGCTATGTGGATCTTTATTTGCTGTACGACAAAATTTAATAAAGTCAGACACTAAAACTCTATCCATATAGACAGGTTTTCTACCATTCCTTTCTTGAAGGATTGGATCGTCAAAGTCTCCTAAATTCATATCCATACTCCTAGACCTTTACCTCTTTGGTATATGGGCCTATTTTATTACCCTCTCCGTCTACTCCATGTACGAGTTGCAGTTCCAGGTCAATATGATGTTTTGCTTTTAGTAAGTCTTCAACCTTATTTACTTTTTCTCTAGTAATAAGTTTTACAACATTACCTATACAAAACGACAAATTGTTAGCATATATATATTCAACTGGTTGGATACCATTACGCTTATAATGCTGGCCACCCACTTGTTTATTTATAGCCAAACTGTCGATTGCTTGATCCCATTCTTCTGGTGTCAAATTATCTATACTCATATTTCATCTCCAAATTAATAAATACTTGATTATCATAGTGGATAAGCGTATATTAGTCTACAGGTAAATCAAAGCAGGGAGAAAAATGCATACCGAAAGAAAATTTATTGACACTAAAGAGTTAGCTAAACGCTGGGGTAGAAGTTCCAGAACACTGGAAAACTGGCGTGGCAAACAAGTCGGCCCAACATATTACAAGATAGAAGGAAAAATCCTCTATGACATGGAAGATGTAGAGAACTTTGAAAAAGGTTCAAGGGTTTTGTACAGTGCCTCACGCGATATTTAGTCCTTCATCATCTGACCGATGGTTTAAATGCCCGGCAAGTGCGTACCTGAATTATTCAGCAGAATATACAGTTAATATCGCAGCAGCTACCGGGACATT